GCTCCTGGTGTATGGAACCAACGTAACTTAAACACTGAAGTATTTGACACCGGTAATTTTGTGTCTTTGTCAAGCAATCAATTTACACTTATTGCTGGAACATACCTCATCAAATGGTCTGCACCTGCTTTTGATGTAAGTCATCATCAATCTAGACTTTATAATATTACCGATGCAGCAGTTGTTGATTACGGTACAATGGAAGATGCTGGTACTGATGATGAACAAACACGTTCTTTTGGTGTTGCTCGTGTAACTATTACAGGTCCAAAAACTTTTAAAATTGAACATGCTTTTAGGTACGTAGCTAGTAGTGTCAGTACTAAAAGTTTAGGCTCTGCTGGCGGTATGAATTGGTCAGTACCTATTTACACCACCGTTGAAATCTACAAAGAAGTTTAATCTAATTTAACAAATCATGTTAGTACAAGACATCGCGGGTCTTTATATCCCGCAACACGATTACGTCACCATGACTTATGTTGCTGCTGGCAACGGTGTTGGCGAAATTGAAACAATTACATACAAACAAGGTGGAGCCAGTGGAACGACGGTTGCCGTCATGACTCTTGGTTACAACGCTGACAACAAACTTGAAACTATTACCAAGGTGTAATTATGGGAGTTAAGTATAACCCGTTTGCGGGTAACCTAGATATTGTTGATAGTCCCAGCGGTGATTTTACTGACCTTGATGTTAGCGGTGATATTACTTTGGATGATGGTGGTACTTATACCACTACTGTTCAAGTAGTTACACCTACTGCCAACCGCACGGTCAGCTTTCCGGATGCCACTGGTACTGTTGCTTTGGTAGCTGGGTCTAGTGGACAAGTCGCTTATAACGATGCTGGTGCTCAAGCTGGTGGCAATCTCAGTTACGACGCCACTGCTGGTACCTTTGGCTACGGCACGGGCCGTGACACCGTCACGCAAGCAACTAACAAAAGCACTGGCGTTACACTCAACGCTCCATGTGGTGCGATCACCCTAAATAGTGCAGCACTGAGTGCAGATACTACGGTTAGCTTTACGCTTACTAATACCAGCATCGCAGCTAATGATCTGCTGGTTCTTAATCACGTCTCCGGTGGTACGGCAGGCGCATACGTGCTTAATGCACAAGCTGCTGCTGGTTCTGCCAGCATCAACGTCACCAACATCTCGACTGGCTCCTTAAGTGAAGCAATCGTCATTGGATTCGCAATTATCAAAGGTTAATCATGGATTTCACTATTTCAATTCCCGACGAACTACTGCCTGCACTTGAGGCAGAATTTAGTCTTGTTCAAGGTAACACACCTGCTACAACTGCTGAAGAGTACTTTAGTGCAAGTGTTGTAGAAACTGTACGTCAACGTGCAGAACTCTATCAAGTTGGACCGTATTATGTTGGTCCTGTTGATCCCCAGTTTCGTCAAGATGGAAAGCCGTTTGGCTATGTCGAACCCGAGCCAGTAGACAGTGGCGACACTACTGAGCCCGATGGAGGTGAAGTATGACGCTTGTTTGGCGGCCAGGGTTTCAGTTTGATGCTGATGCCTCCACTTACATCGAAGCGGTGGAGGCTGCTGACACACAGGCATTGGAAACTGGTGTCCGTTACGCCATCAATGATTTTGTCCTTGGCTGCAAGAATGATGGCATCTGGGATGCAATTAAGGCGTGTTGCATCCTTGCTGGTGCTAGGACGTTGAGTGGTGCGTTGGTTCCACTTGTAGGGGCTGCACCTACTAACAACAACTTTGTCTCTGGAGATTACAACCGGGAGACTGGGTTGCAGGGTGATGGGAGTACGAAGTATTTGGATAGCAATAGAAGTAATACGGCTGATCCAGAAGACGACAATCATTTAAGTGCGTGGTCGGCAGTTGAGGGAGGCGACGGTAATCTAATTGGAGTAGATTCCAATCATATTCAACTGGAACCAGGACTAAGTGTTTTGTACGCACGCTCTAGATCGTCAACTCCAGATAGCTTGTCAGGTTCAAGCTGGACTGGACTGGCTGGAATTAGTAGAAACAACTCTAGCGTTTTCAATTTTAGAACCAATCAGACAACAGCAACTTTTAGCAGAGGCTCAACGTCTTACACAGCAGGCAACGTGTTTGTGTTTAGGAGAAATTCAACCGGAGTCTATTCCGACGCCCGCCTCGCCTTCTACAGCATCGGTGAATCCTTAGACCTCGCCGCCCTCGACACCCGCGTGTCTAACCTAATCACCGCTATCGGAGCAGCTATACCATGACTATTTATGTACCGGGGAAAGTAACCCTCCGCCAAACGTGGCAGCCGATGGATCCTGACGCTGCTGCTTATATCACTGCTGTAGAAACGGTAGACGGTCAAGCACTGGAAGAGAAGGTCAAAATTGCGATTGATAACTTCGTGATTGGTTGTAAGGCAGATGGTATTTGGAGTGCGATTAAGGCGAGTTGTATTCTGGCTGGCGCTAGGACTTTGAATGGGGCGCTGGTTCCGCTTGTGGGCGCTGCTCCTACGAACTACAATTTTGTCTCTGGGGATTACGACCGTGAGACGGGGTTAATTGGTGATGGCAGCACTAAGTATTTGGATAGCAATAGGAATAATAATGCTGATCCACAAGACAGCAAGCATCTAGCAATTTATCAAAGTTCACTCGCTACTTTCAGCTCCCTTCTTATAGCCACAACAAATGTTTCGGGAAGGTCTGCACTGATTTCATTCACTCCGGGAGGCATTTCGTCACGAATTAGCTCCGAAGTAGTTACCGCTAACAATGGAAACGCCGTTGGTTTTGTCGGGGGAGTGCGGACCTCAAGCACCGCGACCTCTACACGGGTTGGGGGTGCAGATTTTCCAGAAACTGTAACTTCTCAATTCCCTGTAAATCAAAATTTAGGTGTTTTTGCGACGGGTGGTGGGGCTGCAAACACCGACGCCCGCCTAGCCTTCTACTCTATCGGCGAATCCCTAGACCTCGCCTTGCTCGACGCCCGCGTCACCGACCTAATCAACGCAATCGGAGTGGCAATCCCATGACCTACACAAATCACGGCAGCGTAGTCACTGCCACTAATCAAACGGAGGTGTTGCGATGAGCTGGATTATTACGGGAACGCAGAAAGTTCCACCTACAGTTTGGGATCCTAATTTTCTAAACGTCTCCCTGCTCCTCCACGGCGATGGCACCAATGGCAGCACGACGATTGTGGACAGCAGTAGCAGTGCCAACAGCGTTATTGCTAACGATGGAGCGCAGATCAGCACAGCGATTGCAGACCCGTTTGGCAATAACACGGGAGTAATTGCGTTTGATGGTAGCGGGGATTATTTAAGTGTGCCAGATAGTACAGACTGGGATGTTAGCGGCGACTATACGATTGAGTTTTGGGCGAATCACGGTTCAAGCGGAGGTGCATACACAAAGGGCTATTTGGGAACAAACTCTATTTCTGGAACGTCTGGCTTCGCCATTGGCCACTATGTTGGTAATTTGTCCATTCGCACTGCATCATCTCTGGTCTCTTCCACGGGTGCGCCAATTACAAGCTCAGTTTGGAATCATATTGCGATTGTGTGGGGTTCTTCAACATTAAAAGGCTACGTAAATGGCACAGAGGTGCTTTCAACAACTGCATACACAACATCAACCGCTGTACCGCTGATCATAGGTAATTTTAATAACCTAGACGCCAACAGATATTACAACGGCTACATCGACGACCTCCGCATCACCAAAGGCGTTGCCCGCTACACCAGTAACTTCACCCCTCCCACCGCACCGTTCCCTGACATCTAACCCGCCCTCGTAGTTAGCGTGTAGCCCTAACAGGCTGCACCCATTTTTTCACCTTTAACACTTTTACTTTAGAACAATGATCGCACTTATCCGTCCTATTCTTTTTTCCTTTCTTAACAGCGAGAAAGTAAAGCGCCTTATTGTTGATCTACTCCGTAAACTTGCTGAGCAATCTGATAACACTGTTGACGACCAAGCTGTTGATTTCATCGAGCGTGGTCTCTTTGGTGGCTAA